TAATGGACTCATTACTTACATTGAAGCAGTAGTTACTTACTGTCAAGAGAATGAAATTGAAGTGGAAACAGTTCCCAAATTAATTTCAAAACCATTAAAAGAACGTCTGCGACATGAAGCACAACGTTTAAATTATATGAAACAATCATCAAAAGGAGTTCTGCCATTGTGACTGGGTTTGAAGTGTATAAAATGTATCTTGCATTAAAACAACACTTCACCAGAGATAACTATGATTATCAAAAATATAATGGAAAGGTTTCTGCTAGTGAAAAAGCATTTGAAGAGAGACGTGATCGTTTCTTCTTTAAAAAGTTAGCGACAAAGTATTCTGAGAAAGACATCTTGGGATACTTCGTCGCTAATTTCGTCAGTGATCCTAAGGGTTACATTGGTTCATTTAGTAGGGATGTCTACACCAAATGGAAGATACATCAAGAGTCCTTTACATATAAATTTAAAGAGGATGTTAATGTTTTATTAGAAGAAACAGATAACAACTTCGATAGAATATTTTTTGCTAAAGGACAACACCCACCATTATTAAAAAGATATTATGCAGGTGAAGTTAATTTAGAGACTTTGGTAATCTTTGAACACTGTTTAGGTTACATTGAACAACTAGATAGAGTAATCAAAGATCCAATTTGGAAAGATACAAGGAAAAAAATTAAAAAGTATCAACCATTTCTTGATATTGATTGTCCAAAATATAAAAAAGTAATCCTAGAAACAATTAAAGAAAAGTTATGAGTACGTTTTTTCAATCAGATCAAGTTCAACAAAACTTACAAGACATATTTACTACCTATCAGGAGATTGCTGCAATGTCTCAGTATCTTTCTGAGATGAGCAAAAAGGAAAGGTTAGAACACATAGAAGTTACGAAAGGATTGATCGATAAACAAAGAGTATTTTACACACGACTCTCTCTTGCTGCTACTACAGGTGATGCTGAAGCAGCAGACATGAAGACTAGAATTAATTCTTTGTCTCAAGCATTTGGTTTTAAAGATCTAATGGATTGTATGGATACCATGATCAAAACATTAGAGGACGCAGCAAAGAAAGATGGGAATATTGACAGAGCATAAATAGTATGCTACGATTACACAGTAGCTTTAATACAACTAATACGGAGAATACAATTATGTCTTTCGCATCACTAAAAAAAGCAGCAAAAGCAGGTGGAACCCTGTCTAAGTTGACCAAAGAGATCGAAAAACTAAACCAACCTCAGAGTGGAGGAGGTGCTGATGAGCGTCTTTGGAAACCTGAGTTGGACAAGTCTGGTAACGGTTATGCTGTTATTAGATTCCTTCCTGCACCAGATGGTGAGGAAATGCCTTGGGCAAAGATCTGGAGTCATGCCTTCAAAGGTCCTGGTGGACAATGGTACATCGAGAACTCTCTTACTACTATTGGTAAGGATGATCCCGTTGGAGAATTGAACAGGGAACTTTGGAACAGTGGTCGCAATTCTGATAAAGAAATTGCTCGTGCTCAGAAACGTAAGTTATCTTACTACAGCAACATCTATGTTGTATCTGATCCTGCTCACCCAGAAAATGAAGGAAAAGTATTCCTTTATAAGTATGGTAAAAAGATCTTTGATAAACTCGTAGAAGCAATGCAACCTGCATTTGCTGACGAATCACCTATCGATCCTTTCAATTTCTGGAAAGGTGCTGACTTCAAGTTGAAGATACGCAAGGTAGATGGTTACTGGAACTATGACAAGTCTGAGTTTGCTACACCAAATACACTTGGTGACTACGATGACGATCGTCTAGAACAGATTTGGAAAGAGGGATACTCTCTTGCTGAGTTTGAAGACGCTAAAAACTTTAAGACATATGAAAAACTTAAAGGACGTTTAGATCTAGTCTTGGGTAAAACTAATCCTACAGTTAAGTTTGATGCCGAAACTCTTGAAGAGGAAAGACCTCTTGAAGATCTAAGTGAAGGTAAATCTAACTGGGGTAAAGAAGTATCTGACTTTCGAGAGAAAGCAGTTGCTGCTTCTCCTATAGAGGATGAAGAGGATACAATGTCTTACTTCGCAAAACTTGCCGAAGAGGACTAATTATAAACTGGCACAAGGGGAGTGGCACTCACTCCCTTTTTTGCTATAATATAACTATAGACAAAGACACCATGAAAGCAGCACTAGCAGCAATTTTACTCCTATCATCTGTTCCTGTAAACGCAGAGAGCATTGGAGATCGTAGCAATCGTCAAGCATATGATCGACAGAGATATCTTGATTCACAATCAGGTTATGCTTATGAACACAACTGTTTCCGTTACGATTATCGTGAGGAGTATGTGCCTGGTACATCAAGATCACCAGGTTATGTTACATCTCACAGAGAAAAGGTAAGAATTCCTTGTAGTGGTTACACAACTGGATACAGACCTTCTCATACAACTCCATGGGTAAGAACACCCTCAGTTGATGGAAATGAATGTGGTGATGGTAAGATCGCTGGTGCATTGGTAGGTGGCGGTGCTGCTGCAGCAATGTCAAGAGGTGATGGTAGATGGTGGGCAATTCCTTTAGGTGTATTAGTCGGTAGCACTGTAGGTTGTGACATGGCAGGCGGATAATGGTAAAGACATTACTAAGAGATTTTCCATTAACGGAGGTTACATCTTTGACAGAGGAAAGAATAAAAAAGTATGCTTATACTAAAGAAGAAGTAGATAGGATGATTGCTCATGCAGTTGAAGTAGCAGTTGCTGAAGCAAGAAGAATTGATGAAGAGTCAATGCGTAAGCATAATAGAGACGCAACGGTTATCTCTATGATTCTAGGGTTCACAGCACTCGCACTATTTGTAGATGGTTTGTTAAGATTGTTAGGTATCATTCCACCATTCATGCAGATTGATATTGATGTTCTTGATAAAATTGTTGACAGAGTTGAAGTGGATGTAATAGATAAATTAAAACAAGTACCAATACAAAAACTATTCAATCGATGAACGACGTAACAGTATTCATATACCTTGTATTTTTCGTAGCATTATTTGGTGCTACGTTTGCTTTTATGTTTAAAAGTATGACAGATATTCAAAAGGAAATGAATCGTAAACCAGTTAAGACTTATGGTGAAGTGATGAAAGCATACACACCTACGAGGATGGTAACTAGAATGACTCATCCAGAATTGGATAGACGTGAGGATTATGATGATGAAACACTGATGCAATCATTAGACGCACGCATACAAGAGATAGAAGAAGAGGATGAGGACGAGGGTGATGGAGACATACCTGCTAAACCTTATGTTGGTTCTGGTATCTGAAATCAACTTTTGATTACCAGATAACCGCAAAAAAAACTCCGACAAAATTTTGACCCCTTTAGTTTTTTTATGAGTGACGTTCAATTTAAAAAGCATCGTGTATTTCGAGAAACCAACGACGTAATTTTTTATGACATATCTGTGGAAGAATCGAACGCTAGTGATCTTGTTGTTCATACTGGGGCAGCTGTATCTCCACCTGATGACTTGGTGGGTGCAAAACAATTCTACATACACACCTGCCAAGATGACTACAACAGAGTTGTGTCGGGAGAGAGGACGTTTGAGTTGGTAAACTTTGAATGGAAGTATCCATATCACATAGTCAGTTTAAATGTACACAGTGGTGCGTTAATAATTCCTAAACAAACATATCATAGATCACAGTCTGGTGAAGAGGGTTCAATAGTAATCAATCAGGCAAAGAGGTATGAAGGATTTGATTCTAAACTAGAATTTATACCAGTATCTGCAGCAGAAGTATCGGAACTATATAAAGTATTACTACATGAAAAACCAGTAATTCACACACTAGGAGAATGACACAAAGTTATCACATTTACTTTCAAGAGAAAGTCCTCTTTAAGAATCTGACAATAGAGGAGTTTACTTTAATATGGGATAAACTATATACTTCTTATTGGAAGGATGACATAACATACTCTATATGTCATGATGAAGTATGTGATCTGGAAGCTTCCTTCTAATGCCTAAGAAAAAGAAACAAGAAGAAAGAAAATACGCAAAAGATCGAATGGAATACTTTCGTGAATTCCATCAAGTGATTGCACCAGTTGTAGTCCTAAAACAATATGATGATGAATGATTTAATTTCTGTGTTTTGCCTTGACTCACACAACACCAGTTACTTTTATAAGAGAGAAGATGGCACATATTACTGGTTGCATAGTCGCAAAGAAAAAGAAGATCTAATTGTAGACGCAGATGGTATACAACTAGATCTTCTAGGTGATCCTATTTTATCTAATGAGTGGGTATTGAAGGAATTATTTTAGTATCCACCATATCCAGATCCAGAAGAGCCGCTAGAACTTGAACTAGAACTGCTAGAACTAGAGGAGGAGCTAGAAGAAGAACTACTGCTGGAACTCGAAGTGGAGGACGTGCTTGTCGTTGCATTTGTGGTAGATGTGGTAGTTGTACCTGTATTACTTACTGTTGTTGTTCCAGAAGATACACCTGCTGTAGTAGGTCCGAAGTCATATGATGTGACTGCACCTGTAGGAGCTGTTAATAAACCTGTAGAACCAACAGCAGAACCTGCTTGATTAGTAAACCTAGATGTTATACTGAGAGGTGTTTTCTTATTACCTGATGAATCTAGTTCTGAGTGTGCATCATAAGCAACAAGTTCTTCAAACTCATCAATAAATTTATTAAGTATCTGTTGTGTAGGCACTAATATAAAACGTTTTTGTTCATTAATATAAGTCTCATGCTCATAGTTTGACACAGGATAAATTGAATCTACTTCACTTAATGTAGTTCCGTCTGGAAGAGTAGTTCTCCAAGTAGAATTGACTTGTAATCCTGCCTTTATAAAAACAACATCATTATATAATACTTCATTAGTTTCATAGTGATGAACACTATCTGGATCACTATAATTAGTATTCACATAATTTTGTAATTCTGTTTCTGTCTTTGGCCACTGCTCATACACATCTGTTATGTTATTGGTTATCAATACAACCCAATCTAAAAATGGATCATTGAAAAGTGTATCAGCAACGTCAGATGGTTTGGCACTAGGTGGAATCGGAACTCTCTCAAATAATGTTGTGTATCTATCTAGATCTTCTCTAGGTGTAATCCTTCTGAAGATATTTTTAACTAATTGATATTTGTATGACTCATCTTGGTTGACACCTTTGCCAACGTAAACATTAGGTAGAAAATCGAAATATGCCATGTTAGAAACCTGCTATGATATCTTTTTGATTTAGAAGTTTAACTTCTGTGAACTGTATGTTCAAACTAATTGCTGGTACTTGAATCATTGAACCGTTTACACTTTTGAATGATGTATATTGATTATCGGGGGTATAGTTAATATTAATTCCAGAACAAACACAAGCTTGCATTTTATAATGTAATCTTTGAGTCAAAGAAAGATCTGGATCTAAACCATTACTTGTATCTAGGAGCATATCAGGATCCATACGAACATAATCTAAGTCATAGTGATCAGGTATTTCAAAGAATCTTCCTGTAGAATCTCCACCAATAATATCCGCAAGATCATCATTAGCTCCTTGTGTAAATTTGTTTGGGTCTGCAAGGCTGTTACCATCCTCTTGAGATACATCACCTGCTCCCAACCGTTTAAATAATTCAATGTCTCCTCCATCACTCGTAAGTTTGGGGTGAGAACCTACTTTTAGATATTGAAGTATATTTCTAATCTCTCTTGCTTCTCTATAGTTTCTTGCCAGCATTTTAAAACTGAAGCTATGGTTTCTAAAGTTCATTTGACTAAAGAGTTGTTCAGTATATGGGTTGAAAACTTTTCCTGTACTTAAACCCTGTAAAGCATTTGCATCTAAGTTACCTTGAACACCAAAGAATCCAGATATAGCATTAGCACCTTGAGAAAGAGCACTTGCCATAAACTCTGGTCTAATTGCACTTGCTGCATTTCTAACAGCCATAGCTAAATCATCTGAAGTTGCTCCAGAATTTAGTGCGTCAAGAGCAGCTACTCCACCAACACCTAAATTAACCTGACGATATACTGGTTGATACTGAGCATTAATTCCTCCTGGTATTGATAGGTAAACAGTGGATCTATGTTGAGTCTTTACTGCGTTTGAATTGGGAATATAATCATTATTTGCTCCATAATATTTTCCATCTTTATAAGTTGTTCTTTGACGACGAATCTTTAAATAATCAGTCAATCCAGTAGCACCCGTGGCATCATCTCCTAGGAAGTTCTCCCTAGAAGATACAGGAGGCTTGAAAGGATACCTCATGGTGAGATTATAAAGACTGTTGTCTGAAAATGTTGACAAGGGTAAAGTGCCTAAATATTATGGGATCTTTATGTATTTATGCGATATCAAGGGAAATATCGACCTAACTTTCCAAGAAAGTACAAAGGTGACGCATCCAACGTCGTTTATAGGTCATCTTGGGAATATAAATTCATGAAATGGTGTGATTATACCCCTTCTATAGAAGAGTGGGGCAGTGAAGAGATTATAATCCCTTATGTTTCTCCTGTTGATGGTAGAAGACATAGATACTTTCCAGATTTTTACGTTAAAATCCAGAACAGGAAGTATTTAGTTGAGGTTAAACCTTTAAAACAAACAAAGGAACCTAAAACACAAAAAAGGATCACGAAACGTTATGTTAATGAGGTTGTTACATGGAGTGTCAACCAAGCAAAGTGGAAAGCAGCAACCGAGTTCTGCAAAGACAACAACTGGGAATTTAAATTAATCACAGAGAAGGAGTTGAAAATCTAATGGCATTTTTAGGACCATTATTTGCAGGAATTACTGGTGCAGTTAATACAATAGTAGCAGGAAGTAATCCTGGTGGTGGTAGTGGACTTCAAAACAAGGAAGAAGCTGCATATCCTTCTTACCAAGAATTTCTTGCGTTTAGTAAGCAGTATGATCAATCACCGAGTTTAGGTAACTTATTTTCGGTTCATTTTGCAGCACCAAGAATTTTACAAAACAATCTCACTATACAGGGAGGAAGTAAAACTACGAGATTGGATCCTGGTGTAGGTAACATGAGAAATTTATTAAATTTATATTGTCAATCAGTTAACCTACCTAGTAAACAAGTAACAACTGGAGCAGTTCAAAACGTTGGTACTGCTGTTAAATATGCAACTTCTGCAGCATATAGTCAGTTGAATATGACCTTCATCATGCCTAAATCTCAACAGACTCGTATATTCTTTGAGAGATGGGTATCTAGAATGGCTCCTGATGCAAATCAATATACAGAATTTTATGATAATTATATTTGTCCTTCCTTGAGAATTTACAAATGGGAGAGAGGTGGAGGTGAATATGTTAATACAGATGCAAAGATGCTAGGTTTTATCAATAAAAACACAGGAGATCCAATATATAATTTTAAAAAACATAAAGTGACAGCGATGTATGAGATTCGTAATTTATTTCCATATAATATAGGGTCTATTCAATTAAACAATGACACTTCAAGAGTAACTACTCTGACTGTTGGATTTTTATATGAAAGATACCGTGTTGCTGTTGAAGATGACTTCACTGATGATGGAAGATACAAACACAGAGTAAATACTTCACAGAGTGTTGAGTTCTTACCTCAGTTGGTTAACAATTCAGTAGGAGACTTCTAAAACGAAATTCAACTTTTATTTCCCAGAAAACCGCAAAAAAAAGTCCGACAAAAAAATGACCCCTAGGGTTTTTGGCTAAATAAAGTTACTGAATTGAATAATAATTTCATGGCATTACCAAAACTGAATGTACCCAAGTACAAAATTAAGTTGCCTTCTGATGGAAGAACTGTAAATTACAGACCTTTCTTGGTAAAAGAAGAAAAACTTCTACTACTAGCAACTGAATCTGGAGAACAGTCAGAACTAATTACAGCAGTCACAGACATTATTACAGCATGTACTGATATTAAAGATGTTGATAAACTACCAACATTTGATATAGAATACGTTTTTCTACAGATTAGAACTAAATCTGTTGGTGAAACTATTAAACTATCAGTAATTTGCCCTGATGATGGAGAAACTCCTGTCGAAGTCGAAATTCCTTTGGATCAAATCAAAGTCTCTAAAACTAGAGGACATAAGAAGGATATGAAGATTTCTGATGAAGTGACTATTACTATGGGATATCCAAAACTGGATACTTTTATCCAAATGAACTTTACTGGTGAAGAAGCTGGTATGGAACAGGTTTTTGATATGGCAGCAACTTGTCTCGAAACAATCTCTGATACTGAACAAGTATATGATTGTGCAGATACACCTAAAAAAGAGATTCTTGAATTTTTTGATTCAATGGACACTAAACAGTTCACTATGATTCAAAAGTTTTTTGAAACTATGCCTAAACTGTCTCATACCGTTACAGTTACTAATCCTAATACAAGTGTTGAAAGTGAAGTAGTTCTGGAAGGATTAGCGTCTTTTTTCGCATAGCACTCCTTCATCAAGACCTAAAAGGCTATTATGAAAGCAATTTTGCTTTAATTCATCATCATAAATGGGATATGCAATATATTGACAATCTCATGCCTTGGGAAAAGGAGTTGTATGTTAACATGTTGGTCAATTTCCTAAAAGAGGAAGAAAAACGAATGAAGGAGCAACAAGCACAATAGTAAATGGCTAAGTTACAAGTCTACAAGTTTGTTAATCCTGGTGCAGGTAAATCAACTGCTCCAGAAATTGCTGCAGCCAGACAATCGTTGCTTTCTTCAAATAGATTAGGAATAGCTATAACTGGTATAGGTACTCAGGTTGTAGATATAAACAAAATTACAAATTTAAGAGTAAAGGCAGCTGATAGAGCTGAAATAGCACAAAGAAGGGAAAAAAGAAGACAAATGGATGCGGAGGCAGAGAACCTCCAAGAAAGAGTTGCAGGAAAGAAGAATTTATCAGAATATTTTAAAAAGAAAAGTAAAATAAAATATAAACCAAAGGACTTTGGAAGTTTCCTTAAGGGTACATTTGGATGGATACAAGGTGTATTAAAACCATTTGTTGATCTTTTTATAAAGATTGGTGCTCTTGCATTAATGAATGATCTGCTTAAATGGGCAGAAGATGAGAAAAATATAGAAGCATTATCTACATTTTTAGAAAAGACCTCTTTTGTATTTGAAAAAATATTTAATTTTGGTGCTTGGATTGTACAAGATAATCTGCTAGATGGTTTTGATCAACTATTTGGTAGTGAAACCTCTTTCCTTGGAAGAGTAGAGGGTCTCGGTAAAATGATGGTAGGTATCATTGGGTTGAAATACCTGATGAATCCATTCAGTATTATTACTGACATCATATTTTTAGCAAATATTATCAGTGGTGCTGGTATTCTTAGTAGGGCAAAGGGATGTTTACCCAAGGGTTTTACTAAGAAAATTAATCCTAGGAATAAAGGTCCCTTATCTAGAGGTAGAACAACACCAACTACCAGTGGTGGAGGATCAACAGGTCCTTTGAGAAGTGTTCGTGAGTTTTTCAATAAATTAAAACCCAAAACAAAACTATCAGGATCAGGTTCAAAACCAAGTCTTGTTAAACAAATTACTAATGCATTTAAAAAGAAACCTACTGTAAGTGGTGGTGTTAAACCATCTGGTAATTTCCTTACTAATCTTTTTAAGAAGAAACCAAATGTTACTGGTGTAAAACCAAGTATTGTAAAACCAAAAATAAGTATTCCAAAACCAAAGATAAGCGGTGCAGGTGCAGTAGGAGGTCTTAGAACTTTAGGAGCAAGTTTTGTTCTTGATTGGTTAGTGGGAATGGGATTTTCTGCTATAGAGCAGAAACAAATGGAAGGTTATCTTAATAAGTTCCAATCAATGTCTGATGCAGAGCAAACTGCAGAAATTGCTAGGAAAGAAAAGATAAGAGCAAATGTATTTCAAAGAACTCAAGGTTTTTCTGGTGCATTTACTAAAATCATTACACTTGGTGGTCTTGCTGGACCTGATAATGATGCAGACATGGTTAAAAAAGTTGATGCAGAGTTAAAAGCAATGTATCAGATACGAGGTGAGACGTATCAAAGTGAGGCGATGAATAGTGATGAATATCAGCAAATATATGATAAAGTACCTGAAAAAAATAAAGACACTAAGGGGAATAGTTTTGATATTCTTAATCCTGCAAATGATAAGAAAAAAGGTTTGTTTGGTTGGGGATTCTTAGGTCTTGAGCATGGTGGTGAATTACCTCAGTTCTTCTTCGGTGGTTTGGTTAAAAGTATTGGAAGAGCAGTTAGTGGTGTTGTTAAAACTGTATCAAATGTAGTTAGTGGTGTTGTTAATACAGCTGTTAAGGTTGTTAGTAATCCTATAGTAAATACAGCGTTATCATTTGTTCCTGGCATCGGTCCTGTAGTTCAAGCAATAAACGCTGTTACTGCCTTATCTCAAGGAAATATTGTGGGTGCTATTACCAGTGGTATTGGTGCTGTAGGTAATTTTGCTGCGATTGGTTCTACTGCAAGATCAGTAGTTGACACTCCAAACTGGTTGATGAACTTGCGTATGAGTAAGTTTGGTCGAGGTATTTCTAATCTTTATACTAAGGGTGCTAATCTCTTTGGTAGACTGAGTGGAACTTTTTCTAATCTGTATAATAATGTGACTGGCAGTAAATTGGGTAAAATTGGTATGCAACTCTTAGGTGGTAATATGGGTGGTGCTATTGGTGAAGTCGTTGGTATGATGCCAGGTTTATCAGGTGGTATTGAGAATTTTGGTAACTGGTTAGAGAAGAATCAATTACAAGGTATTTTAGGAGCAGTACCTGGTGTTCAAGGTCTTTTAAAGAATGTTCCTAATATTATGAATATACCTGGCATGGCTAAGATTCTTGGTGCAGAAGGATATCAGTTCTCTGCTATGAATGCCATAGGATCTGTAGCAGATAGAGCAGGTATGAAAGGTATATACAATGCTATACTTGCTGGTCATCAATCTGGTGATGTAACGCAAGGATTGAGAGAGTTAGCACCTGAGTTAGGAGTCGATCCTAGAATCTTAGGTGTATTGGATAAGGGTAGATCATTACTTCGTAATAATAAGTTCAACGCTGAATATGCTATGCAAACTGCTATAGAATTCTTACCAGTTCCTTTAATTGTTGAGAAGTTAATTGCTGCACCTACTCCAGTTCCTATAAATAGCGGTGATACTTATCTTGTTGCACCATCTTCTACACAATCGAGGTGATAAATGGCATTAAATAAAACAGGTGCCAAAATTAATTTTTACAAGTTCGTAGATCCCGATGGTGGTCAAACACGAGGTGGAGCTGCGACTCGTAGTTCGAGGAAGAATGTACAGTTAACTAAAACTATTAAATTGCAGACAACTGCAACTAATAGATTAGGATCAACAGTAAATTCTTTAGGTGCAGTTGTAAAAGATATCAGAACATCACAGATATCTTTATTAGAAGCAGAAAGACAAAGAGCAAAACAAACATTTAAACCAGTTTTCCAAAAACCCGAAAAAATAAAGAAATTTAAAGGTTTTGATTCACTCTTCAAAGGAAAGCTTCCTAGTTTCATGGAATCTTTGATGAATCTAATTGGGTCATTCCTAAAATTTGCTTTACTTCTTCCAGCTCTTAAATGGCTTTCTAATCCAGAAAATCAAGATAAGGTAGTCACAATTATAGAAACTCTTGGCAAGGTTTTTAAATTTATAGCTGGATGGTCAAAATTTGCCATTAATAATACTATTAATGGATTGTATGATTTATTATCAGATGAATCTACCCTTAGAGAAAGAATCGGAGGTCTCTTCACCGCATTAAAGGGGTTAGGTGCAGCTTGGTTAGGAATTAGTTTACTCACTAATCCAATGGCAGTTGTTAATACATTCAAAAATGTGCTAATATTCTTCAATAGAGGATTAATGACTGCTGCAGCAAAACTTGCAGCTCATCCGTTAATTGCTATTGCTGGTGGGGTAGCTCTTTTCACTGCAGGTAAATATATACCTAAAGTTTTACCTGGATCTGTTAATGCAAACGAAACAGCAATAGAAGAAGGGATAGGAGAAGTAGATGACCAAGGGGTAACTCAAACTAAAGAACAAAGAATAGCGGATCTTCGACAACAAAAACAGGATCTAAACTTCTTTGATAAATTATTTGGAAAAGGAAGCGAAATTGATGAATTAATTCATTATTTAGAAACAGGTGAAACAAAAAGTTATGGATTTGCAAAAGGAGGCTATTTAAATGGGTATGCTAAAGGTGGTTGGATTTCTGGTCCTCAGTCAGGGTATCCTGTATCACTAGATGGTTCTAAACCCGATTTTATTGGACATGGAACTGAGTACGTTGCGACAAAATCTGATGGTAGTGCATTTGTAGTTCCATTTGATACACCCGCAACTAAACAAATGCCTGGTCTATTATCTTCAAGACTAGCAGAAGCATCATCAATGGGTTTCATGTCTGGTGGTGGTGTTCTTGATGGTTTTGCCAAGAAAATGGTCAAAGAAAATGAAGGACTAAGACTAAACAAATACATTGATTCAGAAGGTCATCCTACTATTGGTTATGGACATCTGGTTAGACCAGGATCTAAGATGCCTGACACTATCAGTAAAGCATATGCTGATCAGTTATTTGAAAAGGATTACAGATACCATAAGCAAGCTGCTCAAAGTATACCTGGTTATGACAAGATGTCATTGCAACAAAAAGCAGCAATGATTGATCTTACATTTAATATGGGTCCTCAGTGGTATCAGGAGTTCCCATTAATGATGGCAGCCATCCAAAGAGGTGATTATAAAACTGCTGGTGCAGAATTAAAGAATAGTCTTTATTACACTCAAGTGGGTCGTCGTGGTCCTGTTACAGTTGCTTTGATTCAAAACAAAGGTCTTGTTGGTGTAGGGGAGTATCTACTTAATAAAGGAATTACTATTCCTAAAGATCCAGAAGCTAAAAAAGCTGGATTATTTGGTGGTATATTCAATGTCTTACTAGGTGCTTCACCTGCAGGTGCTTCTGAAATGTCTAGTGTATTAGACGTTGAAGAGGGAAAACGAGATAAAAAGACAACTATAGCTTCAAATCTTGGATCTCTTTCTGTTATTCCTTCTGGTCATCCAGACACAGGAACAGGATGGGGTATACAAGGAACTACTGATTCTCATGGTCGTCCTATAGTTTTATCTCAACCTGCTGCAGGTGCATTCATGCAAATGATGATGGACTCTAAAGGTCAAGTTAGTGCAACAGATGTAGCAAGTAGTGGTAGAAGTATCAAACATAATTCAAAAGTTGGTGGACATGAGAATTCTGTACACTTATATGGTGAAGGACTCGATCTATCTGGATCTTCTCATCAATGGATGAGAGCAAATGGTGCTCGCTATGGATGGAAATATGGTTATGCACTAGGTCCTAATGGTGGTCACTATGATTATGTTGGAAAGGGTGCTGGTAAAACACCTATCCTCTCTCCTTTTGGCGGTAAATCATTCCCAATGTCTACGTCTACAAAGACAGATACTGGTGGTGGAGGTCGTCCTATGGTTGGAATGGATGGTGCTGGTTTTGCCAACTTCCTTAAAAATATGAATTTAAATGAAACTTTAGGAGAAGCATTTGGTGGTGGTGGAAATAATTCTGGTGGAGCTGCAGATATTCTAGGTAACCTAGGTATGATGGGTGGATCAGCAACACCTGCTAATAACTCTATGTTTAAGAGTGGTAAAACAAAAAGAAATGCCTCTACTTATGAAGAGCAAGCAAGAATTCGTAGAGTCACAGAGCAACGTAATGCAGCAAGGAGAGAAATTAACAATAGAACCACTGAGATTGTACAGATGGCATTGTCTGCTGTAGAATCATCTAATGGAAATAATCGTCTCTTTATCCAAAAAGCAGAAGCAGGTATACGTTCTTTACTAGGTGCACAAGCAGGTGGTGGATCATTTGCAAACGTTGGTGGAACAACAGGAACAGTTCTAAGAACTGCGGTTGCTGTTCTTAATTCATTTAACAATCCTTTGAGAGGTATCTTCAGTTGAGCAAAGTCATACA